CATTTGTTGCCCGCCTCATTTCGTAAATTATCCTGACGGCCTCACGGAACAGGCCGGAACGCTCCCCATCAAGCCCGCTTTGCTTTCCCGCTACTGATAAATCCTGACACGGGGAACCAAAAGAAATAATGTCCACGGGCGGAATTTTCCCGCCGTCTATCTCTGTAATGCTCCCCAAATGCTGCATTTCTGGAAAATGCCGCTTTGTTACCGCTATGCAGTTAGGTTCTATCTCACTGGCCCAAAGCGCCCGAATCCCGCACCGCTGCGCCGCAAGAGGAAAGCCGCCGATTCCGTCAAACAGGCTCCCCAATGCCAAACCGTTCACGGGCAACCGCCCCGCTTTTCCTGCTGCGGACGCAATGCAAGCATCTTTTCCCGTACCAGCTTGTCAACCACGCGCCCCGGCCCCTTTACATCTGCCATTGCCGCCAAACGTTCAAGGTTATAGGCCGTCTGCGGCGTTACCCTGACCGTCAATTTCCGTTTATGCTGTTTTTTCATCGGCTCCCGCTCCAATCGCAACGATTTCTTTTCCGGCCCGCTCGACAAGCGCGGCCTGCTGTTCCTTTTTGCAATCGCAAACTTCGCCCGCGTCCAAATGG